CGAACTCTTTAGATATGAAGATGAGATTATTGATACTGGAATTGATGAAATAGACGACATTAATGTTGGTGGAGGAGATACTACAGGTGGCATTGGTGGTGGAGTTTCAATCACTCAAATTCTCACAATGGTTAGTGCTGGTTCCACAGCAACCGCAACAACTTCTTTATTAAATGGTGGCATTAGATTTATTACTATAACAAACAGAGGTGGTGGGTATTCAAGCACTCCAACGGTAGCGATATCATCTGCACCAACTGGAGGTGTAACTGGTATTGCTACTGCAGTGATGATTGATGGAATAGTTGTATGTAACGATAATGTAAATCCCCAAAATAAATCCGTGCAAAGTGTTTTATTAATTAATCCTGGATCTGGGTATACAGTCACACCTGGAGTTAGATTTATTGGAGGAGGAGGGTCTGGAGCAGCAGCAACAGCTACTATAGGAACGGGTATTATAGGACCTATTACAATTACAAATGCGGGATCTGGTTATACAACTAATCCGTCCATAACATTTAGTGGAATTTCTTCTGTTTCAGCTGCTGCAACTGCAGTTGTAAGTGCTGCAGGAACAATTACTGCAATTAGAATTACTAACGCTGGATTAGGATATACTCAAATACCAACAATTACAATATCATCTCCTTCGTTTGTTGGAGTTGGAACTTATCAATACAACGAATTGGTTACAGGAAGTATCAGTAGTGTAACTGCAAGAGTTAGATCTTGGAATGCAATTACCAGTACATTAGAAGTTTCAAATGAAACTGGTTCTTTTATAAGAGGAGAGAGTATTGTTGGATCTGCTTCTTCAGCATCATACGTTTTATCTTTGGTGGGAAATAATTTTGTTGAAGATGCATATGCAGATAATAATGATATAGAAATAGAAGCAGATAAAATTTTAGACTTTACAGAATCTAATCCGTTTGGAATGCCATAAATATAATTTATTATTAGGTTAAATAGTATCATACGGAACTACTAAAATGTTTGAATATTTTTATAACGAAATCTTAAGAAAAACAGTAATATCTTTTGGATCCCTGTTTAATAATATATCAATTAAGCATACTAATAATTCAAACGAAGTTATTGATGTTATTAAAGTTCCTCTAGCGTATGGACCAACTCAAAAATTTCTAGCAAGACTAGAACAATCACCAGATTTAAATAAACCAACTCAAATTACATTGCCAAGGATGTCATTTGAATTTACGGGTTTAACATATGATGCTTCAAGAAAAGTAACTACAACCCAATCATTTACTACAAAATCATCAGCAGATGGATCTGTAGTTAAAAAAAGTTATATGCCAGTTCCATATAATCTACAATTTGAACTTGCAATTATGACAAAATTAAATGATGATGCCTTACAAATCGTCGAACAAATTCTTCCATATTTTCAACCATCATATACATTAACAATTGAACTTGTTGATGAAATTAATGAAAAGAGAGATATTCCTATAATTTTAGAAAACGTAACATTTCAAGATGATTATGAGGGAAATTTTACATCTAGAAGAGTATTAATTTATACATTGAGGTTTACTGCAAAAACATATCTTTTTGGACCTATTCAAACAGCAACAAAAGATATTGTCAAAAAAGCTACAATCAGTTATATTACGGGAAATTCTACATCCACACCCACAAGAGAAGTTGTATATTCAACTGATATACGTGCAATTAAAAATTATACAGGAATAGTCTTAACAAATCTTACAAAAGATATTAATTCTGAAGACATTCTAATTGAAGTAAATGATGCATCTTCAATATCAATAGACACTTATTTAGATATTGAAGGTGAAGAAGTTTATGTGAGATTAAAATCTGGAAATATTCTTACTGTAGATAGAGGAAGAGATAACACAACAATTACATCACATTTATCCGGATCTGAAGTAAAATCTATTACCATTACAGATAATTCTTTAGTAGAAATTGGAGATGATTTTGGATTTGATGGGCAAACTTTATAAAAATGACAAAAAAATTTGACAAATTAAATGACACCTTTAATGTTTCTGGCGAAATAATTGAAACTAATCCCATAGAATCCTCAATGGAGTTTAATTCGGAAAAAATTGTATTGCCTGTTGATGATATAAAAAAAGATTATGAATATACTAGAGGAAATTTATATTCATTAATTGAAAAAGGTCAAGAAGCAATTAATGGTATTTTAGAACTTGCTCAAGAAAGTGAAATGCCTAGAGCATATGAGGTTGCCGGACAATTAATTAAAAGTGTAGCAGATGCAACAGATAAATTGATGGATCTTCAAAAAAAATTAAAAGATATTGAAGAGGAAAAGATAACTAAAGGTCCTACAACAGTCAATAACGCCCTCTTTGTTGGATCAACTGCAGATTTGGCAAAATTTTTAAAACAACAATCTCAAGGGAACGATGAAAACATTTAAACAGTTTCAAGAAGAGTGGAGTAATAAATATAAAAAGAGTATTGACTGTTCTAACCCAAAAGGATTTTCTCAACGTGCGCACTGTGCGGGAAGAAAAAAAAGAACAAAAGGTGAAGAAATTAAATCGAAACCGATTGAATAATGCCCCAGATCAAAATACACAAAACAGTTGAACAAATTGCAAAAAAGCATCGCCTCGATGTTTCTTTTATACAAAAGCAACTTGAAATGGGGGAACCAATTGAACACGAACATACCCAAGATCACGATTTGGCAAGAGATATTGCTCTTCAACATCTTGATGAAATACCAGACTACTACACTCGTTTGAAGAAGATGGAAGCATCTGCCAAAAAAGAATATAAAAAATCTAAAGATGTTTCTGAAGAAGGTCTTAGAGACTGGTTTGGAAAGTCCAAATCAAAAGATGGAAAATCTGGATGGGTTAATGTTGTAACTGGTGGAACCTGTGCAAGTGATGAACCAGGTGAAGGAGTTCCTAAGTGTGTTTCTTCATCAAAAAGAGCAAGTATGACACCAGCAGAAAGATTATCAGCAGCAAGAAGGAAAAAACTGGTAGATTCCGGACAGCAACAAAAAACTGGTGGTGCAAAACCAACATATGTCCCCACAGATAAACCTAAAAAGAAAATGAACGAAGAAGCAGACAAAAAAGGTAAAGGTAGTGGTAAAAAAGATGCCTGCTATAATAAAGTAAAATCTCGTTATGATGTTTGGCCAAGTGCATATGCATCTGGAGCACTGGTCAAATGCCGTAAAGTTGGTGCCGCAAATTGGGGAACAAAATCGGAAGCAACTGAAGAACAAAGATACTGTCCATTATGCGATAAGAGAGAAACTAGATCAGAATGTTCTTATGGTGGAAAAGCGTGGGATAAAGTTTCTATTAAAGATCATGAATATTCAATGGCAAGATCTGAACTTAAAACTATTGCTGATGCAGTAAAAAGACTTCAAGCAAAGGTAGGTAGGGGTGAGGGTGATCTTGAAGCATGGGTTCAATCAAAAATCACTAAAGCGGCAGATTACATTGATACTGCTGCAGATTATGTTGGAAGTGGTGAAATGGATGAAGCATGTTGGTCAGGATACAAACAAGTTGGAATGAAGAAAAAAGGTAAAAAAATGGTCCCAAACTGTGTGCCGGAACAAACAATTGAAGATGTAAATGGAAATACTTTTGCAGAAGTAGTTGATATAATCAAACCAGAACTTATTAGAGGTTTTAAATCGCAAATAAAAGAATCAATTAGACTTCAAGCACAAACAGGAAATATAGTTGCAGTTACTTTATCATGGAGAGGAAAATATTATGCAATTCGTATGTTTTTTCCTCAAACAAAACTTCCATCACGTCAAGAAGTGACTGATGAGATTCAAAAAGTTTATCCTGGAGGAAGGGTAGTATATCATTCAATTTCAGAATTTACTCCTGGACAACCTTTAATTCAAGCAGGATTTCAGGGAGGGGTTGCTGGAAAAATAGGACCATCTAAAAAATATGTACAACCATATAGTGAGCAAGTTGAAATTGGTGAAGATTGGCAAAAAATTAATCGCCAAGATAAAACTGATGGATTGAGCACTTCTGCTGTAAAAGCATACCGTCGTGAAAATCCTGGATCAAAACTTCAGACTGCAGTAACTGAAAAGAAACCAACCGGTAAAAGAGCAAAACGTCGTTCTTCTTTTTGTAGCAGAATGAAAGGTATGAAGTCCAAATTAACTTCTGCAGAGACTGCGAGAGATCCCGATTCAAGAATAAATAGGGCTCTTCGTCGCTGGAATTGTAATTAATGGATAAAATTTTATTATGAGCGACGTATATCTTGGTAATCCTCTTTTAAAAAAAGCAAATACTCCAATTGAATTTACAGAAGAACAAATTATTGAATTTGTTAAGTGTAAAGATGATCCGGTTTATTTTGCAAACAATTATGTAAAAATTGTTACTCTTGATCATGGACTACAAACTTTTAAACCGTATCATTTTCAAGAAAAGTTAATTAATAACTTTCATAAACATAGATTTAATATTTGTAAGATGCCAAGACAGACTGGTAAATCTACCACTGTTGTATCCTTTCTATTGCATTATGCAGTATTCAATGACAATGTTAATATTGGTATTCTTGCAAATAAAGCAGCAACAGCAAGAGAACTCTTAGATAGGTTGCAAACCGCGTATGAAAATTTACCAAAATGGATGCAACAAGGTATCATTGCATGGAATAAAGGATCTTTGGAATTGGAAAATGGAAGTAAGATCTTGGCTGCTTCTACTTCTGCTTCTGCGGTTCGTGGTATGTCTTTCAATATCC